CAGGCGAAGTTTGGTGCTATTGGCCGGTCTATGTGTAATTGGAATTACAAGTATTACGCCCTTACAAGCGGATCAAGATAAGCTATTAAAAACGTATGAGTATAAAGCGTTTGCAGCTTTAATAGTTAATAATAATAAGCAGATGAGATGTTTAGAAAAGTTATGGACGTTAGAGAGTAATTGGTCACCTACTGCAAAGAATAAGAAAAGCAGTGCGTATGGCATACCTCAGCTACTTAAGATGGTAGAGCCAAACCCATATAAACAAATTATACTTGGCCTTAAATATCTCGATCATAGATTTAAGGGCGATATATGTTTAGCTCTTAGCACTCATAAGATTAAGGGACATTATTAAATGGTAAGAGGTACACGTGATCCACGTAGTACAGGTCAATACAAAAATGCCAGGTTAGCTGCGTTACGTAGAGATGGTTACGTGTGTATGTACTGTGGTGATGAGGCTACGCAGACGGATCATATAGTCAGCTTGAAAGACGGCGGCGACCCGTGCTCGCTGGACAACTTAATCTCGAGCTGCGCTCGCTGCAATAACCGTAAGGGTTCACGCTCACAGGCTGTTTTTTTAGCGTCCATTTCTACCCCCCCTGCCTCTCCGAGCAAAATCTCCCCAAGGCAGTCAAGCAGGGTCCCAGCCGGTCCGTGTGTGGGCCAAACTAAACAGAATTAGTAGGGATATGACCAAAACCAAAACGCCACTGCAGGGGGCTACAGAGCCTCGATTACATACGCCATACCTCAAAGGCAAAACACGAGGTAATGAGATAAAAGATTTAGCAAACTTACTTGAGTTGCCGTTATTACCCTGGCAAGAGTTTGTACTTAACGATATTTGTACCGTAGACGATGCCGGGTTATTTGTTCGCAAAACAAACCTTGTACTTTGCGCTCGGCAAAACGGTAAAACGCACCTGGCGCGTATGTTAATGCTGGCACACCTGTTTTTGTTCAATTCTAAAAATGTTGTAATTATGAGCTCTAATAGATCTATGGCTTTAGAAACGTTTAGGCAGGTGGCCTACGCTATTGAGGGCTCGGATGCCTTAAGTAAACAATGTAAGCAGATACGTTTTGCTAACGGCACCGAAAGTATCGAGCTACGTAATGGCGCTCGCCTAGATGTTGTAGCAGCTACACGCGATGGATCTCGTGGACGTACCGCAGACCTGCTTTATATAGATGAGGTCCGCGAAATTAGCGAGGAGGGCTACCGTGCCGCGATGCCGGTAACTCGTGCCCGGCCTAATGCACAAACGCTACTTACCTCAAATGCCGGTGATGCTTTTAGTACCGTGCTCAATGACTTACGCGAAAGAGCTCTAAGTTTTCCTCCTAAAACGTTTGGGTATTACGAGTACTCAGCCGAGCAGTTTGCAAAGGTTACGGATCGTAAAGCCTGGGCGCAAGCTAACCCGGCTATGGGATACACAATTACAGAGGAGGCTATAGAGGAGTCGGTGGCTACCTCGGCTATCGAAACTACGCGGACCGAAACTTTATGCACGTGGATTAGCAGCTTAGTTAGTCCCTGGCCGTATATGAGTGTTGAGGAGTCAGGCGACAAAACTTTAGAATTAAACCCAGGGCCTCTAACTATCTTTGGCTTTGACGTGGCACCTAATCGCCGCGATGCAAGTTTGTCTATGGGCCAAGTTATGCCCGATGGCCGTATAGGTGTTGCAGTCCTTGAGGTATTCCATAATGACGTAGCTATAGACGATCTCTTTGTAGCCCAGCGCATAAAGCACTGGACAAATATTTACTTCCCTCGGACGGTGTGTTACGACAAATACACTACGGCCACTATTGCTAAGCGCCTTGAGATGAGCGGCGTACAAGTGCAAGATATATCCGGGATGGTGGCTTATCAGGCCGCCGGCGATTTATACAATGCCCTTGTAAATAAAAAATTGGTCCATAGCGGCCAGGATGAGCTAATCGAGAGTATGGCTAATTGTGCAGCTAAGGTGTCGGATGCAAGTTGGCGTATCGTGAGGCGTAAATCGGCCGGGCCCGTAGATATTGCTATTAGCCTAAGTTTTATTATCCATATCCTAAATCAGCCCGTAGGTGAGGCTAAAGTTTACAGTTAGACACGGACACGATTAACTGAAATATGCTTGACTAAACGCCAAAATCCCTCTTATGGGATTACTACAGACTCTTGGGCTACGCCCTAAAGAAAACGCTGTTGAGGCGCAATACGCCCCTGCAGTAATGGACGGTAGTTACGGTTACGGATCGTTTAGCTCTAGTCCTACTTTTGGTTTTAATGCAGCCGGTGTAGATCGCACTTTTGCTTTACAAGTTGCAAGTGTTAGCCGTTGCAGAAATTTACTAACGGGTGTTATTGCCGGTATCGAATTAAGTTTGTATAAAAAATCTACCGGAGAAAAGTTAGGCTCGCCTGTTTGGTTAGAGCAGCCGGATATACGTCAGCCACGTAGCGTAACTATCAGTGCAACAGTAGATAGTTTAATTTTTTACGGCGTTGCCTATTGGCGCGTTACAAGTTTGTATGCAGATGACGGCCGTCCATCCGGGTTTGAGTGGATAGATAATAATAGAGTTACATATACAACAAATAATTACGGCACAGAGATAGAAGATTATTTTGTTAATGGCCAAAAAGTACCAATGGGCGGTATTGGTTCACTTGTTACTTTTCAGTCACTTATCCCTGGTGTATTAAATACTGCAAGTACAACTATTAAAGCTGCTTACGATGTACAACGCGCAGCCGCAGTAAGCGCTGCTACTCCAATGGCTACAACAGTATTAAAAAATAACGGCGCAGATTTACCCGAGGCACAAGTACAAGGTTTGTTAGCTAGTTGGAAGGCTAGCCGTGCCTCGCGTAGTACGGCGTATTTGACCTCTACTCTCAGCGTAGAAAATATTGGCTTTAGTCCTAAAGATATGGGTTACGTAGATTTCTCTCAGTACTTAGCTCTGGAAATTGCGCGCTCTATGAACGTGCCTGCATATTACATAAGTGCAGATATGAATAACTCAATGACTTACCAAAATATTTTAGATGGGCGTAAAGAATTTATGGCTTACTCATTACAGCCTTATATTTGCGCTATTGAGGATCGTTTATCTATGAACGATATTACAAACTCTGCTAACCAAGTTCGCTTTGCAGTAGACGATACGTTTTTACGTGCCGATGCTATGGAGCGCTTAAATGTAATAGAGAAAATGCTAAATCTAAATCTAATCACCGTGGAACAAGCTCGGCAGATGGAACAACTCACACCGTTAGGAGATACAAGTGCTATTAACGTTTAGTCAAGAGATACAAGCTGCCGATGCAGAGCGCCGTACAGTTTCGGGACTCGTTGCACCGTATGGCGAGGTAGGTAATACCAGCGTAGGCCGTGTTGTATTTGAACGCGGATCTATTGCCATACCCGATGCAACAAAAATTAAACTTTTATCACAGCATCAACAGGATAAGCCAGTAGGCCGCGCAATTTCATTTAGCGAGTCGGCAGATGGCATTTATGGATCCTTTCGTTTATCGAGCAGCACTCGAGGACAAGATGCTCTCGTATTGGCGCAGGAAAATCTAGTTTCCGGGCTATCCGTTGGTGTGGATGTAACCGCATCAAAGCCTGTAGACGATTACCTGTTAGTAACGGCGGCGGTCCTCAAAGAGGTATCGCTCGTGGAGAGCGCTGCCTTTTCTAGCGCATCCGTAACTGATATTGCAGCAGCTCGAGCAGCGCTTGAGGCAGCTACAAGCACAAAAACAACAACGATAGCTACGACCATCGTAGAGATCGAAACCGAAACCGAAACCGAAAGCGAGGATGCAGCAATGACTACTGCGCCTGAACCAACAACACCGGATGCACCGGCAGAGCAGGCTGTAGATGCTGCAAAAGTCGAGGCATCACGTCCGATTATCCGTCCATCCGTTTTAGACTCACAAAGAGTTCGCCACGATATTACATCTATTGGCGCTTACACATCTCGTAAAGTACAAGCTGCTTTAGGTGATGAAGAGTCCAAGTTATATGTAACTGCCGCAGATGATTTCTCTAGTGCAGGACTTGGTTTTAATCCAACTCAATATATGAAAGATATTGTTTCAACTCAAGGCAACTTCGGTCGCCCTGCGTTTGAGTGCGTAGATCGCCAAGCGGCACCTACTAGCGGATTAACTATTAACCGGCCAAAATTTACAACTTACCCAACTACAACAGTTGAGGCTGAGGGTGGCGCTGTATCTAATACAGATGCAGTTTCAGAATACCTAAGTTGCACAATGCAAAAATACTCAGGTATGCAAACGCTGTCTATCGAATTAACACAATATTCAGACCCAGGTTTTATGGAGGCTGTTACTAAGGAATTAGTAAACAACTACCTCAAGGTAACAGATGCAGCCGTAATCGCAGCTCTTACAGCCGGTGGTACACAAGCTACAGCAGTAGCGGCAACAAGCGCAGGAATTATCTCTTACATCTCAACAGAGGCCCCACTTGCGTATACATCATCTAGCTATTTTGCTAAGAATTATTTAGCAGGATCTAGCCAATGGTCGCTACTTCTCGGCGCAACTGATACAACTGGGCGACCAATTTATTCAGCTGCTAATCCTATGAATAATGGCGGTAACGCGGCTACTACTTCGGCTAAGGGTTCAGTACTGGGCCTCGATTTATTTATCGACCGTAACGTAGTTTCTACAACTATTGACGAAAGCGCTTTCATTATTGCGCCTGAGGCATTTACAGTATTTGAGAGCCCACAGGCTTTTATGTCCGTTAATGTCGTTGCAAATCTACAGGTGCAGATTGCCGTTTACGGCATGCTTGGCACGATGGTAAATGTAGCCGGTGGTATCCGCCGATTTAATTTAACATAAATAAATAAACCTATAGCAGTCGGGAGGGCTCATAGCCCTTTGAGCTCTCCCGGCCCATAGTTAGTAAGGAGTAAGCAAATGGCAGCTAGTTACGTAACCGAGCAAGAGTTACGCGATAACCTCGGTATTGGGGACTTATATCCCGATGCTGTTGTAGAAGAGTGCTGCCAGGCTGCTCAGGATTTACTTAATCAGTTTTTATGGTTTGACTCCGCACCCGTAGTTGGTACAAGTCTTGCAAGTAACGTTGCAACTGTAATGCTTGCTAACCCTGCAATATTCAGTGTTGGAGATAGCGTTACCTTGAGTGGGTGTGGCTCAACTTTTAACGGCACTTTTACTATTACCGGGACGCTGCCTTATAGCGCCGGTGGTACAAATACTTTTCCTACTATGACGTGGAATAGAAATCTTTATAACTACCCTAACGGCTATAGCTTTATTCAGTTTGCTAAGACTGCATCTAACGCTAATTTTACTCGCGTGTTGCCTTATGGCTCAGCCGTAGGAGCAGATACTAAAACAAACACTTACGCGACTACCCCAGCCGTGCGCGAGGCCGCGATGATCCTTGCAGTAGATATTTTCCAAGCCCGTCAGGTCAGCCAAACAGGCGGCGTAACTATTGACGGATTTAGCCCGAGCCCATATCGGATGGGTAATTCAATGATCGGGAAAATCAGGGGCCTTATTTCCGGTTACGCAAATCCCGGGGCTATGGTCGGATAGCAAATGCCAGCCCCAATAACTACGCTCCGCGCATCCTTAGCTAGCGTCCTAGCTAATAATAACGTTTGGAATACTTACAGTTTCCCGCCTCCAACAATTACGGCCAATAGTTGCATAGTGGCTCCGGCAGATAGTTACATTACGCCGAGCAACAATACAAACGTAGCTATATCACCTCTTGCAAACCTGAAAATTATTATGACGTGTCCGATGCTCGATAACCAGGGTAATTTGGCAGGCATAGAAACAATGGCGTGTGCAGTGTTTAAGAAACTTGCCACCTCAAATATCGTAATGAATATTGGCAGTATGTCGGCTCCCTCTGTACTGAGTGTGCAAAGTGGGGACCTCTTAACGGCCAGTTTTGATATCAGCGTACTAACGAGTTGGGAGTAAAAATGAGCTACACAGACGAGGACATAGCGTTTTTAATTAAAATCGGTCAGATTACCGAGGCACCTAAGAAAGAAACAAAAACAACTGCAGCACCTATCGAGAAAACAGAGGAATAAAAATTGGCTATCTATCTCAGTAACACAGTTCAAGTGACCTTGAACAGTATCGCGCTCACAGACCATGTTACAAGCGCAACAATTAACCGTGCGTTTGACGAACTAGAAGTTACAGCTATGGGCGATACTGCACACAAGTTTGTAAAGGGTTTAGAGGCAAGCACTATTACTCTAGATTTCCTAAGCGATACTGCAGCCGCAAACGTAAACGCAACGCTACAAGCCGCGTGGGGTACAACAGTGCCTCTAACACTAAAGCAAACTAGCGCTGCTACATCTGCAACTAATCCATTATTTTCGACAACTATCTTAGTGAACAACACTGCAGATATTAACGGAGCAGTAGGCGATATTGCTACACAGTCAATTACGTTTACTTGTAACTCACCTATCGTAATTACTACTACCTGATAAAAAACAAAGGGGCACACAATGGCAAGACTTAAAATAACAAGGGCAGACGGCAGCGCATCTGAGCATCAGATTACGCCACGTATTGAGTACGCCTTTGAGTTGTACGCAAAAAAGGGCTTTATGCGAGCTTTTAGAGATGATGAAATGCAGACGCATCTCTATTGGTTAGCTCACGAGTGCATACGCACTACAGGAGAAGTAGTACCGGTGTTTGGCCCTGAGTTTTTAGATACGTTATCTAAAGTCGAGGTGCTAGACGATCTCCCTTTGGGGTAGTGGGGCGAGGGTCCTTTGGTTATTTAGTCGCTCAACTGGCTATTGAAACAGGGATCCCACCCCAGTATCTATTGGACCTAGACCCAACAATGTTTAGAAATTTATTACAAGTATTAACGGATCGAGCAAAGGAGGCGCAAAATGCCAGTAGAGCTAAAGGGAGTGCGCGACACCGTTAAAGCTATGCGTAAGTTTGATCCGGATTTACTTAAAGAGATGAATAAAGAAATCCGCGCCGTAATGGTGCCTCTCCGCGATAAGGCTCGTGGATACGCTCCTAGTCCTCAGCCGGATAACCTTTACGGCTGGGCAGAGGGCAGCGTAGGCAAGAAAATTACAGCTCGTAACTCAGCGTTTAGACAATTCAATACCGAGGGACGTTTACGCCTATTCCCTCTATACGATCACGCTACCGTTGTAGCTGGCATTAAATACAGTCAGTCGCCGAGCCGCCGTAATCGAAGTGGCTTTAGAGCTTTGTATTTTATTTACAACGCCTCAGCCGCAGGCAGTATTTACGAAACCGCAGGCCGAGCTACTGAACCGTCTAGCAAAGGTTATAGATCTAATAACCCGGATGCGGGTAAACACTTTGTTAGCCGTATGGGTCCTTTGTATGGAGATAAACAAAAGGAGCAAGGCCGCCTCATTTTCCGTGCAGCTTACGAGGATAGAGGCAAAGCCCAGGATGCAGTTATTTTGGCTATCTCTACAGCTATCTATAAGTTTAGTAAAGTGAATAAAAGCAGTTATACGTTGGGTGCATAATGGCGCTACCTAATTTAACGTTTAGCGTTGCCTCTGAGTATGACGGCAAAGGGTTAGGTAAAGCCCGTAAAGATGTAAACGCCTTTAGTAAGAATATAAAAAACCTGGCACGTACAGTAGGCGTAAGCCTATCAGCCGCAGCGCTGGTGCAGTTTGGCAAGTCCTCAGTTAAAGCGTTTTCAGATGCCCAGCGCGAGGGCGTTGTACTTACTAACACGATGAAAAACTTAGGCCTAGCCTTTGCAACTCCACAGGTCGAGGCGTACATAAATAGTATTGGCAGACTCTACGGCGTTACCGGAGAGCAAGCAGTACCGGCTATGCAGGCCCTTGTAACTGCTACAGGGTCAGTATCTAAATCTCAACAGTTAATGAACACCGCGCTTAATATCTCAGCGCAAACTGGTATTGGCGTTACTGAGGTGGCTAAGGGCTTGAGTCAGGCCTACCTGGGTAATCGCAAAGCTCTTAATGCCTACAATACGGGTTTAACTAAAACAGAGCTACAGACAATAAGTTTTACCGATTTACAACTAAGGCTAGACAAGATTTTTGCAGGATCGGCTACGGCTGCAGCCGCTACGTACTCCGGTCAGATGCTTATTCTTGCCGAAAACGCCGAGCAGGCTAAAGAGGTCATAGGTAAAGGTTTAGTAGATAGCTTTGTATTGCTAGCCGGTGAAGGCGGTTTACCTAGCGCAACTACAGCTATGCAAGATTTCGCTACCGCTACAGCCGAGGCAACTCTAGGCGCTGCATCTCTCATAGATAAATTACAACAAAAATTAAGTCCCGGTGGATTTAATTTCTTAGGTTTAGTACCTGTAATCGGTGGCTATATTGGGCCCGGTGGAGTTTTAGATAAGTTAAGGGCTGAGGGTAGAAAAGTAGCTACTCAAAATATGGGTGCTCCGGGAGCAATATCCGGTAAATCATTAACCGGGGCTGCTTACTTTGCAGCTCAAGAAAAGGCAGACGCGGCAGCCATAAAGCGACAAAAAGAGCTAGCCGCTATTGAGAGAAAACGTTTAGATAATCTAAAGAAAATTGCTACTGAGGCTGCTAAAAAACTAGCTTTAGATAAAGCCTCAGCATTTCTTAATCAGGCTCAAAAACTATTCGATATAGATCGTATCCAACTTACGGCTGCAGCTATGGCAAAGCAGACCGAAGAGGATTACGTACGCATCCGGCTTAAGACTAATATCCTTGAACTTGAGGATGCGATAGCTGAGGGCAACGTTAAGGGCGCTGCCAAGTTTGCAGCACTCATTACGCAGGATGCAGCACTACTTGGCCAATTACGTGCTAATGCCTACTCCTTAAGCGATGTACCTAATCCGTTTGATGCTTGGCTAAATAGTCTTAACGCAGCTCTAGCAGTTTTATTAGCTATGACTCAAGTAATCCCCGTAGTAACCACAATGATAGGTATGGGTGGATTTAATGCTGGCTCCGCACGTATGGGTGAGTCTGCAGGTAACGCGGCGGCTGGACTACCGGCTAACTCCCTTACAGATTTTATGGGCTTTGGGGATGAGCACTTAGGCCAGTTGGCTAGACAAGGCTCCAATGCAACAACAATTAACTACAATATAAATGCGGCAGGTATTGGCGACCAACAAATAGCCACAGTAGTACAAAACGCTATACAAGAGCTTAACCGTTACGGGAACTCGACTACTTACGCCGGTGCCCTATGACCGTGCCTACAGTAAACGCAGTTATTAACTTTTCTACTGGCCCATCTTTTGCTCAAGCGATGATAATTGACCAGGGTATTTTAGGTACAAACGTGTTAGCAGATAGCGCTGCCGTTATTGTGGATGTAAGTAACCAAGTAAACAATATACAGATAGATCGAGGCCGTAA